ACCTGCAACTATTAATTTTATCATTGTATTTTTTCTTTCTGCAAAGATAATATTTTATTTGTTATCAAATTTAAAATATTTTTTAAGAATATATTTGTAACTTTGTGGCGCAAGGTAGCTCAGTGGGTAGAGCAACTGGCGACAACGGTTCGAGTCCGTTCCATACGAAAGTATGAGGTGTGTAGGGTGGCAAGCGAGTGTGCCGCGGGTTCGATTCCCGCCCTTGTTACAAAAACAAAACAAATGATTGATAACAAATTCTTTTTCGACAAGTCCGTTGAACTTGGTTTTACAACGACGGACTATGAACCCCTTGTTTCCTTGCATACCAATGGCGCAAGGGTTTTGCAAAGTTTGGGGTGTGAAAGTGTTTTCGAGTTTGGCTCAGGACTTGGCTTCTTTTTGTCAGCGTGCCAGCGCGTGGGCTTGTATAAACACGTTGGCTATGATATTAACCCGTATGAAAGGGAATTTGCAATAAGCAAGGGCATTGACCCAAATAGATATTTACTTGCAAAATGGGTGACGAAATACCAGTTGGGAAGATATGAATTAAAAACGCATGGCAGTTACGATGCCATTTATTCAACTGAGGTATTTGAACACATGACCGACGAACAAATATCCTTTGTCATGCCAATCCTTTACAAGGCGTGTAAGAAGTATTTTTATTTTACGTCCACGCCTCATGCCTCAGCCGATCCAGCGTTTGACATTGAATGGGGACATATTAACCTAAAGCAAAAGAACGAATGGGTTGCCATGTTTCACCGTCACGGTTTTGACTTGCTGAGGGAAACAACGGAGGTAACGCCGTGGGGGCTTTTGTTCGTAAAGAGGGAGAAAAAGTAAATGGTATGGCAAATTTTATAAAGGAAGCATTAGACAAGGTTTTCACAGAGGGAAATGAATTTCCGTCTGTGACATACGAAACCCCTGAAGCCGTGTTAAAATACATGGAAATGCAAAGCGCGCTGGGGAATCCGCCGTGGAAAAAAAGAAGGAGAAAGTAAAGGAAATTGATTATATTTGTATATCCTTTGGAACGGACTAGACAACGTCCCAAAGGAGCATGAAACAAACTATTTTTGTTTCACCTTGCCCCAGTAGATGTCTAGCTATTGGGGCATTTTTTTTATACTCATGCAAATATTACAGGAAGTTGCTTATTCTAAATTTTGTTTATCTCATTGGGGAAATACTGAAAATGATATAGAAATATATCATGGAGATAATAATCTTATATTACCAAAATTGGACATTGATTTTAACAAGGTAATATTTGTTTCCGACCCCCCTTTTAATATTGGTTATCATTACAATAATTATTCTGACAAAATGAAAGAAAATGATTATTATAATTGGTTATCAAATATTTTTGGCTCAAACAAGCAAGTTATTATTCATTATCCAGAAAACTTATATAAACACAGTTATAATATAGGTATGTTTCCTGATAAGGTTGTAAGTTGGGTTTATAATAGCAATACTGGAAAACAACACAGGGATATAGCTTTTTTTGGTTTTAAACCAGATTTTAAAAAAGTACATCAAGATTATAAAAATCCAACGGATAAAAGAATTGCTAAACGTATTGAGGAGGGTAAATCAGCTAAATTATATGATTGGTGGGAAATTAACCAAGTCAAAAACGTAAGTGCTGAAAAAACAGAACACCCCTGCCAGATGCCTTTAAAGGTTATGGATAATATAATAGGAATTATTCCTGAGGATTATATCATAATTGACCCTTTTATGGGAAGTGGAACAACGGGTTTATCTTGCCTAAGACATAAAAGAAAATTTATAGGCATTGAGATAGATGAAAAATATTTTAAAATTGCCAAAGATAGAATAACAAGTAAAATGCTTACTTTAAATTTTTAACTTATGAAAGAAATTCAGTTAACGCAAGGAAAAGTCGCGCTGGTAGACAATGAGGACTACGATTTTTTAATGCAATGGAAGTGGTGTGTAAAAAATATGCAAGGTAGATTTTATGCATGTAGAGGATGTGTGTTAAATAAAAAAAAAATATGTATATATATGCATAGGTTAATTACAAATAACAATAATCCTAAAATGCATACCGACCATGTAAATAATAACTCTCTTGATAATCGAAAAAAAAATCTTCGTATATGCACAAATAGTCAAAATCAAATGAATACAAAAGGTAAAATAAATAATACAAGTGGGTTCAAAGGGGTTTTTTCTAATAAAACAAATAAAAAATGGCGTGCTATGATAAAAATAAATTATAAATTAAAACATCTTGGTTATTATATAGACCCCATCGACGCCGCCCGTGCTTACAACGCCGCTGCTTTAAAGTATCATGGAGAATATGCTCAATTAAATGTTTTGGATTAAATATTATTTCTTATATTTACATATCCTTTGGACGGAGTGGACGCCATTCAAAGGAACTTGAAACAAATCTTTGTTTCACCCTGCCCGATAGCGTCCACCTATCGGGCGTTTTTTTTATAACTTATGGAGTTTTCGTTTAACGTTGAATTTGCTAATCGTTACGGTATTGACGAAGCCATTATGATAAAATCCTTCCAATTTTGGATAAGGTTAAATAAGGCTAATGGCAATAATTTTAATGATGGGAAGTATTGGACTTACAACACGAATAAGTCACTGGCTTTGTATTTTAGCTTTTGGAGCGAAAAGCAAGTGCGAAGGATTATTGAAAGCCTTGTCGATAAAGGTATTTTAATAAAAGGTAATTATAATAAAATCGGTTACGACAGAACGATTTGGTATGCCTTTGTTAATGAAGATTTATACCTTTCAGATAACTTTCATTTACCAGATAATGGATTTGACCAAAAGGGAAATACCATTTTACCAAATGGGCAAATGGATATTTCCAAAAGGGCAAATCGATTTTCACGAACGGGCGAACCTATACCAGTTGCTAACCAAGTACTAAATACATTTACTAACTCAGATATTATTGAAAATCTTCCAGATTTTACCGACTTCACAAAAGTTGAAACAAATGTCCAAAGCCCCAAAGTGAATCCCTTTACCGTAATCAGCCAAGTTGAAAAAGAAAGAAAAGAAAATTTTGCGCCAAAAGAAAAGAAAGAAAAAGCCGAGCCGAAAGCCGAGCGCCAGCCCTCCCCCACTTACGCCGCCTTTTCCGTGTTTTGCCAAACGTTTGAAAACTTATCAGGCGCTGCGTATCCAACTGACCAAAATGGACATTACATCATGATGCCCAAAGATGCAGGGCAAATGGCAAACCTCCTGCGTTACATTGACAAAATAGACAGGCAGGGCGATAGCCTTGAGGCATTGAAGGTGTTTATTCAAGCGGCATGGAACTTGAATGACAAATGGCTGAGGGCAAATTTTACAATAGCAAACCTTTATTCCCAAGCCTCAAAGATATTTACCGCGTACCAAACCACAAGCCCAGCGGCAAAGGACAAAGCGTATAATGACAAACTTCAGGAATTGCTTGCAGAACGCATGGCAAAGTTTCAAGATTAATAAAAACAACCAATTATGAACAATTTACCAATGATTGCAAACCGCGTCGAAGAAAAGATACAAGACGTGCAGCTTGTTATCCAGAACCGCGAACTCAGGATTTTTAAAACGGGAACCAAGGAAGCCATTCCAAAGATTGCCCAAGCCCTGAGCCAACTTCTCCCCGTGTATGGCATTGAGCCAAAGCCCGAGCATTTAATGGAGGTAACCGACTTTATTTCAAATTACAAGTTACTTGCGGTTGATGAGATTAAACTGGCATTTGAAAAATTTGCCAAACAGGAATTGGATATTAATGATCACAAATTATACGGCAAAGTTGACCTTCATGCCATTGGGCGAATCCTGACGGCTTACATTACATGGAGACAAAAGATATATTTTGCCATGGATTCCGACATTCAGGCGAAGAAAGAAGAAGAAGATCGCATTAAACGCCTGGGCAAAGTGGCTGAGGAATACGATAAGGACTTTGATAACAAGTTGAAAAACTTTCAAAAGCCGCTCGATGAAATACCCGTATTTTGGTACGACGAATGCGTGAAGCGTGGTTATATCAATGAATGGAACGAAGGAGAAAAGGAAGCCTTGTGGGCTGAGGCGCAGGAAATGGCAAAGAATGAAAAGCCCGACTCAGATAATATGATTGACAGGAAGAACCACATGAGGAAAATTGAAGAAGGAAATATGCCAAGAGCCCGCGCACTTGCTTACAAGTTAGCCGTCTGGCGAAAGGTATTATTAAGATAAGTTTCATAATTTGGTTTTGTTTTGGTGGGGTATAGAAATTATACCTCACTTTTTTTTAATTTATTTTTGTAAATATTTTTTTATTCAAATAATTATATTTAAATTTACGTATTGAAAATAACAAAAGCCAATTATCATGATGACAATGAATGAATTAAAAAACCACTTTGACAAGGTTCACGAATTAGTAGCCGATGCAGCATTTGTAAAAACTGTTTACCACGCGGTAAAATCTCAGGGTTGCACCGACGAAGAATGGGAGGCAAACAAAATGCCAATAGTTGCAAGAATGGCAAATGAGTATCTAAACAAATTAGACCAGGACATTAAAAAGGTTCAAGAATCATGGAGTTAACCACTCCATGATTCCACCTTCAAAAACTTACCAAATGAATATTACAAAATACACCTGCAAATGTACCCTTGATAAAAAACTGGGTCACTTTGTACACGTGATTTTCTCCCACGGCTTCGGCTTGTACGGGCAAACGTCACCGCATTCCCCTGAGGATAACATGGAGATCCACGGCTGGACATTTGAGCCAGAGGATATCGACCTTGAATTATATCCAAAAATCAACCGTTACAATCTCATGCCCCTTGTTGCTGAGAACGAAATGGACTGGACAATTTTAACAAATCAATCACTTTAAAAACAAACCAAAGATGGAAAACATTGAAAGCACTTTCACAAACAACAGTTTAACAAGGTATTATGAAGAACGCATCATTTATCTTGAGGGCGAAAACGAAAGATTAAGGAATGAGGCGCGCGCCGACTTTTTAACCGTGTTGGACTTTTGGATTTACGCCCAGCGTACTATTGAAACTTATGTAATGTTTCATAAAGAATCAAACCATGACCATTATATTGAGATGATTAAAACGATATTACAAAGCCTGGAATACCACGAAGAAAAAATGATGAAAACATCGATTAACAATTTAAGGCTTGAGGTTATCGCCCGTTGCAAAGAAGCCATTACCAAATGCCAACAAATAACCGCAGCAAGATGATTAACATACAAGACTTCGCGTTAAACGCATCACTGACCATTTGTCCCAACCATATCGTTGAACCAAAGCACTTGCAAAAATGGTGGAGAGAAAAAGGAGTAGGCGAAATTGAAAAATACTTTTGGACTGGAAAGAAAATATCTTACGATCAGGAAATAGACTGGAAAGCAATAAGTAACCACAAAAAACAAATGTGGTACGATTCTCAAAATTTTCAAATCAATATGGGTCATGAATATTCTAAAAGGCAAGGTTAAATACACGGCGGGCAAAGTGTTTGAAGGTCAATACGGACCATCCATTAACGCCGCAATCACATTGGATAACGGCACGGACATCCGAGTTTACGGAAAACCAGACGATACAAAGTTAATGGCTTTGAAAAAAGACGATGCCGTGACCATTATCCACGACGGCAAAAGTTACAAGGTCGCATTTGACATGGTTACAGCGAACGAAATACCCGAAAAGGTACAAACACCCACCGAAGGCGCGAACGTGCAACAGGCGGCAAATGTACCCCCTAAAAGCAACGGTAAGCTAACACATGATGAAATCACGGAGAAAGCCACACTTATGACTTCGGTTTATGCGGACATATTTCACCAGTTGCAAGCCTCAGGCTTAGAACCTGCCCAGGCGCAACCTGCCGCCGCCACGATCTTTATTCAAATCGGAAAATATTTTTAATCAATTTGGTACGTTTTTCCCCAGCCTGTAAAATGGCTGGGGTTTTACCGCGCCGCAAAACAAAATATAAATGGAAAACCAAGAAGAAAAAGAAACGTCTTTGGAATACTTTTATGACAAGGTATTGGACGCATCCGAGTTTTACGAAAGCGAATACAAAGCCATTGTTGATGCTTTGAACGAGGCAAAGAAAATGTATGCTGAGGAAATTGCTAAGGCTTTTGAAAAAGGCTACGAAGAAGGCGTTAAATATACCGATGGATTGATAAGCGACGAAAGATTCCCATTTTAAAAAAAAATAATTATGCTCCTTCCAAAAAAATATATATCAGTCAGCCAAATAAACCTTTGGTACAGTGACCGCCAAAAGTACATTAACCGATATTTTTTAAACCTTCCCGAAGAACCATCGATTTACATGGACTTTGGCAAACGCTTTGCCGAGGACACGGAAGCGTTTATCAAAAACGGTATTATCATGGAAACCTTTCCCAATTTTTACATTGACAAGATTCAAAGCTTCAAAGGGCTTGAAGCTGAGAAACCAATAAGCCTGAGTATAAACGATATTCAAGTTGTTGGTTTTATCGACGCATGGGACAGGGAAAACAACCGCGTCATTGACTTCAAAACCTCAGGCAGACCGTGGACAATGATGACGTTGCACAATAGCCTTCAAATGAAAGTTTACGCTCTGGCAATGTTTGTAAATGGTGATACGATTCCCGAAAGTCAAATCAATTGGCTGGGGACAAAGATGACAAAAAACGGCTTATCTTTCACGGGTGAAAGTTATGAATTAAACCACACCTTTGAAATGGATGATTTATTAAAAGCCATTGTTTTGATTGAGCAAACTTGCAAGCAGATAAGCGAGGTTTATAAAAGTTTTTTACACAGCCATTAAAATGGAAGCCATGACCGATGATTTGGAAAATGAATTGAAAAAGATAATGAAATCAGACGCAAGGGGATTAAGGTTCAACGATGAAAAAATCAGGTATGACCTTATTCCCCCGTTGGCTCACCGTGAATGTGCCAAAGTTTGGACAAAGGGATTGGATAAATATCCCGCAGGAAATTGGGAAAAAGGTATGCCGTGGAGCGAGGTGATTGCCTCCGCCTTGCGTCACCTTGAAGCCATTCGCCTGGGTGAGGATATTGACCCTGAATCGGGCTTGCTTCATGCCGCACACTTGCAATGCAACGCCCAAATGCTCACTGAATATTATTTTACAAAAAAGGAATTTGATAACCGTAAAAAATACGACAAATGATTTTAACCGACAAAACCATCATTGACGAAATTAACGAAGGTAACATCGTCATTGAGCCATTTAACCCTGAGAACCTTGGCACCAATTCCTACGACCTTACCCTGTCAAATACCTTGGTACTTTACACGGAGCGCGTGTTGGACGTGCGCAAGAAAAACCCCTCTGCACCAATGATTATTCCTGAGGAAGGGTTAATTCTCCAGCCTGGCATTGTTTACCTTGCCTCCACCGTGGAATATACGGAGACCTTGAAACACGTGCCAATTATTCAAGGCAAAAGTAGCCTCGGGAGATTAGGACTTTTCGTCCACGTTACAGCAGGATTTGGCGACGTTGGATTCAAAGGGCATTGGACGTTGGAGCTTTTAACCATTCAGCCGTTAAAAATTTACGCGGGTATGAAAATTGCGCAGTTGACTTACCAGGATATTTCCGAGATGCCAAATATTTCGTATGATAAAAAGCAAGACGCAAAGTATTCAAATCAGGGTAAAGATCCAGTTGCCTCAAAGAATTATTTAAACAAGCAGCCATGACCGAAGAAGAAAGGGAAAAGCAACGAGCGTATGACCGTGAATATTACCGTAATATGCCAGCCTTCCAAAAGGATAAAAGAAGGGAGGCAACACGGCTGAGGAATAAAGACAATTACTGGAAGTTGACCGACGAAGAAAGGCAAATAAGAAAAGACAAAAGTCTTGCTTATTATTATGCTAATATTGAAGCATTGAAAATCAAAGCAAAAGCCTATCGAGAACGAAAATTAAAAAGTAAATATGAGTGACGAAGAAAAAAAGGCAAAGCGCGCCGCCTATATGGTTAAATGGAAGGCAAATTTAAACGTCTTTATAAAAGAAAAAAGGCGATTAAAAAACAATGAATACAGGAAATACGCGCGAACAAAATGGTCTCCTGAGTATTTGGAAAAAATGAGGGAACGAAATAGGACTTATTATGCAAAAAATAAGGAAATTTTATTAGCCAAAATGGCAATTTATCGAGAACAAAAAAAAGAAAAATCATGCTAACTGAAAACGAAAAGAAAAAATTGAT